GAGCAGTACCTTGACCGCACGCTGGTGCATACCCAGTGGGTCATGCGGTTCGACAAGTTCCCGCCCGATGGCACGCTCGACATTGAGCTACCCCGCCCGCCGATGGTGGCCAGCGGGACGGCCACGGCCGTGGCCCTCACGTTCACCTACGAGAACGGCGACACAGCCACGTACAGCACTGCATCCTTCCGGGTTGACCGGGCGAGCACGCCAGGGGCCGTGAAGACGAACTACGGCCAGACGTGGCCGCCGCATCGGCAGGATGACAACGCCATCAGCGTGACGTGGTGGGCCGGCTATGGGGCCAGTGGCAGCGACGTGCCAGCGGCGATCCGCCACGCCATGCTGATGCTTTGCAGCCATTGGTACGAAACCAGGGGCGCGACGGTGGCTACTGGAGCCGTGCCGCAAGACGTGCCGTTCGGCGTCAGTTCCTTGCTTGACTCCGTTCGCTGGGGCTCATACCGATGATCGACCCCGGCAAGTTGCGTGAGCGGGTGACTGTACAGGTTGCCAGCGGCAGCACGAACACGCTGGGCGAGACGGTACTGGCCTGGTCGAACTCGACGGCAGTCTGGGCCAGCGTCGAAGGCGTTTCGGCTCGGGAGGCCCTGGCGGCGGGACAGCAGGAGACGACGATTACGCACAGGGTGCGATTGCGTTACCTGCCCGGCCTGAGTCAGCAAATGCGGTTTGCGTGGAGAAGTCGCACGCTGAATATCGTCAGCCTGCTCGAGTACGGCAACAGGTCAGAGCACGTCGCCATCTGCGAAGAGGTGACGTGATGGCAGGCGGCATCGACGTTACGGTGGAGTTTCCCGAGCTGGCGGAAATCCGAAATGCATTTCTTACTCTCCCGAAAAACCTGTCGGCCAAATACATGGCCTCAGCGCTTGGCCAGGCCATCGACCCAGGATTCAAGCTGCTAAAGACGCTGACGCCGAAAGGCCCGACCGGAAACCTGCGGCGAGCCATCCGCAAGAAGACGAAGCGATACGCGAAGACTGGTTCGGGCGTCGCCCTGGCTGGCTTCACAGCGCCGCCACGGCGAAAGGCCAGTGATCTCAAATCAAACGAAAAGGGGCAGCACCAAGGCTTCTTAGAGTTTGGCACCAAGCGCCGCAAGACGAAAGGCCGGATTGCGAGCAGCTTTCGTCGCAGCGGCCCAGTGCGCGTTGTGGTTGCCAAGCGATCCGGTGCCGTCACGACAAAGCCGAAGCCACCGAAGGGCTTTGTGCGTGCGGCACCAAAGGGCGGCACCGTTGATCTCGGAGAATTCCCAATCGGCGGCAAGTCGGGCGTGCCGCCCGTAAAGACTGCGTTTGATCGCACCCGCACGCAGATTTCGTCCAAGCTCAATTCCGAAATGACGAGGGCGCTCAATAACGCCATCAAAGAAATGGCCAGCCCGTTCAGGAAAGGCCTGTAGCCATGTCACTCAAATCCCCCGAAGCCGTTCTCCGCACTGCCCTGGTTGGCGCCACGGCCGTAACCTCGCTCGTCAGCTTAAGGATCTACCCGGTGCTGGCCCCGGCGTCGGCGGCTTTGCCGTTCGTCACGTGGCGGCGCTCAGGCATCGACAGAGAGCAAACGCTAGGCGGGCCGATGGGTATGCCCCGCGTAAGCGTGGAGTACAGCATTTACGGCACGACCTACGAAGAGGCCCGCCAGGTGGCTGACGCCATGCGTCGCGTTCTGGATGGGTACGGCGGCACGTCGGACAATACAGAAGTGAAGCAGGCGTCGTTGGAAGACGAGTCCGACGATTTCGTGCAGCTGGCTGGAGCGGATCTTCCGCCGGTGTACCAGATCACGCAGACCTACGACGTTTGGTGGCAGGAGAGCTAAAGCATGCCTTACACGCCCCACGATTCCAGCGGCACGACCTTCACGTTCGGCGGCAGCCCCTACACCGTCACGAGCATTACCTATTCGATCACCGATCAGGGATCCACTGACCAGATCGACGTTTCGCACCTTGGTCAGACCACGGGCCAGACAGTGCTGACGTTGTCTCGTCCGCTCAAGGGCTCGGCCGGCGACACGGGCAAGGAAGTCAGCATTGAGTATCTGGCGGCTAGCGGGTCTCCGATTGCCCAGGGTGCCACTGGAACGCTTGCAATCACCGGCGGCATCTCGCTCAGCGTCGGTGCTACATGCAAGTCGTCGAGCGTGACGCTGACAGTTAATGATGCCGTACGTGGCTCTGCCGCTTTCCAAGTGGCATAGCAGCCACGGGAGGCGCCAGTGGCAACCTACAGCACAAACGTCGCAGTGTCGTGGGGCGGCGTGGCGTTTGTGGAAGTGACCGGCCTGGACTGGCAGTACGCCGGCGGTTCGTCTCGCGGACGATCCGTGCCATGGACCGACCAAGCTGGCACCGTCACGGTCGTGTGCCTTGGTTCTGCTAACACCAGCACGGGCGAATACGGGCAGCGTAAGCAGCTTGTGATCACAGGCGGCGGGCAAGCCTTGACGATGTATGCAGTATGGGAGTCGCTGAGTGTCGCCAATGAACTCAACGGCGTTACTCGCTTCACTGTCACGTTCAAGCTACTGGATAACTAGACATGGGACTGAAAGAGCAAATCAAGGCAGCCAGCGTGCGAAAGCCGCTGAAGGTCCACGTCAAGGAATGGAACCTTGATGTGTACGTGCGAGTAATGAGCGTTGGCCAGCGAGATGACTGGGAGCTGGCATGGATCGACATTCGCAACAAAGGCATGGAAAAGTTCCACAACTTTCGGGCGTTCTACTTGGTTCGGACGTTGTGTGACGAGCACGGCGTGCGGATCTGGCAAGACAATGAACTTGCCGAGGTGGCCGAGCTCGATGGTGCAGTCATGGGCGAACTGTTCGATGTGGCGCAGAAGCACAACAAGATCACGGAGGCGGACGTAGTTGAACTAGCCGGCGAGCTTTAACGCCAGGCCGTCCAGGCGTTTTCTGTTCATGCTCGCCGGTCATCTGAAAATGACCGTTGGCGAGATTGAGCAGCGAATGGATAGCCACGAACTTAGCGAGTGGCTGGCATACGCCAGGTATTTCCAGCCGCTTGATAACTCATGGGCACAGGCGGGGTTGCTGGCCAGCATCACGCTCGCACCACACACCAAGAGAGGGCACTGCCCGTCACCGACCGACTTCATTCCGATAGAAAAAGCACCGCAGCACCGGACGCAGATTCTTTCCGTTCTTGAGCAGATGAAACAAGACCTAGGCAAGTAGAGCAATGAGCACAGCCCTTGGACTCGCCATGCAGATCAGTGCGAACACCGCACAACTGGCGCAGGCTGTCGCCGACGTGAATAAAAAGCTGGACTCAATGGGCGAGGCCGGGAAGAAGGCCGCCTCGGATCTTGGAACGCTGAAGACCATCGAGATCGGAAAGCTGGCCCTCGGCGGCATCAACGCCGCTACGGCGGCATTTACGAGCCTGGCTAGCGCAGTTACCAGTGCGGTTACGGGCGTCACATCGTTTGCCCTGAGCGTTGGCCAAGAACTTGACGCACTGAACGATGTGGCCAACCGCACGGGAGTTGGGGTTGAGGCACTGCAAGCTTACGCAAGAGCAGCGGCCGACACTGGCGTGGATGTCGAATCGTTTGCCAAGCAGATCCAAAAGCTGACTGTGGTCATCGGTGCGGCCACGCTCGACGACAAGGCGCAAAAGAAGTTTGAGGCGTTGGGCATTGTTTTCGAGGAACTCAAGGCATCGACGCCAGAGCAGCAGTTCGAGCAGGTCGTGGACGCCATTTCTCGCATTGCAGATCCTGCAGAGCGTGCCGCCACTGCCGTGAAGTTTTTCGGAAAGGGCGGCATTGAGCTTGGCGAGTTGTTCACGCTCGGCCCTGGCGCGTTGACGCAAATGCGAGAGGAGGCCATTTCGCTCGGGCAGGTTGTCGATTCTGATGCCGTCAAGGCTATCGACAACATGAATGATTCGTTCGCCGCAGTCTGGGCAACAGTGAAGGGGCTGACGGGCTCAATTCTTGGTGAACTGGCTGGGCCGATCAGTCAGATTGCCCAAGACTTGCTCGGCGTCATCAAGCAGGCAGGCCCGCAGCAGATCGCGCAGCAGGTTGCCCAGGGCTTGCTGGACTTCATCAAGCTGGCCGGCAACGCCTTCTTCAAGCTGGCTCAGTTCATTGAAGCATTCATTAAAAAGTTCGCCCCTATCCTCGGGCTCGACATTCGTTCCGAAGCGGAAAAGGAACTCGAGAAGCTCCGCAACAAAGAGGCCGGCACGTTCACGCAAGGCGTCGGCGGTGTGCCGCAGTTTGTTCCTGGATCGCTGACGCCTGAAGAGCAAAAGCGACTCCAGGAACTGCAGTCGCAGGTTGCAGCCGAAGGCGTCAATGGAGCACTGGCCCAGTTTCAGGCCAACTTCAATGCCGCCCTGGACAATGCTTCCGAGAGCTTGCGGCAAAAAATGGAGACCCAGGCCGCCGAGGCTCAGCCGAACACGGCTGAAAAGAAGCAGGTGGAACTGCTTGAGCAAATCAACCGCAATGGTCAGGTGGGCGTCGTGGAGATCCTCAACTAGCCATGGCCGTTATCAGCTTCCGTGAAATCCTGCCTCGGACGTTCTCGCACAAGTTTGGCGAGTCGCCGAATGCCACGCGGGTCGTGAATGCCACGCTTGACAGCGCAACCAGCACGCAGGAGGTGCTGGACGCAATCGGCATCTTTCACGGTTCATTTCATCCCGAGTATTCGTACCTGGTATGCACTAACGGCAGCGTTACGGAGACTGACGCTTTTCATGCGGAAGTCACGTACACGTACGAGGTTCCACAGGAGGGCACGGATGAGTTTCAGCCGAACCCGCTGTCTCGCCCTGATGTGTGGACGTTTTCCACAGGCGGCGCAGAGGTGCCGTGCCTCTACTACTACGCAGGCAATGGGATTGCACCGCTTATTAACTCGGCCGGCGATTTCATCGAAGGCGTAAAGTGCCCTGAGTCCGAAGTAAGGGTTACGATCTCTGGCAACCGGCCGACGTTCAACTACGCTTTGGCGGCCCAGGTCACGAACTGCCTGAACGACCAGGCATACCTCGGCGGTGCCCCGTATACATGGCTGTGTGCTGGAATCAGCGGGCAGCAACAGCTCGAGGTTGTTAACGATGTGCAGGTGAAGTATTGGTCGTTCTCGACTGAACTCATCTACCGGGCCGGAACGCACTTGTTGTTTCTGCCAGACGTTGGCTTTCAGTATCTGGCAGCTAGCGAAACTGACGACTCTGCCCCAAGCGGTGAAGGAGCCGATAGCGGCGATGCTGCACCATATATTCCAGGGGCTACAACGCAGAGCGGCGTGCAGCTTGTCAGTGGCCGAATTGCGAGGCAAGCCGGCGGCGTGAGGAAACGAACGTGGGTGTACGGCACGCAGGAAGGTGAAAAAACTGATTCGCCCAGCCCTGTGGCGTTAAACACCAACGGAACCATGAAAGCCGCAGGTGCCCCGCCCAACATCCTTGTGCGGCGAGTGCATCGCGCAATCAACTTCGCCCAGTTTTTCGGCGTGCCCCGTTTCTAAGGAAATCCAATGCCAGACATTAACTACACCATCAACGGCCAGGTCTCAAAAGGGCCGTTCTCGCAATCGTTCTCTGCCTCTGGCGTGACGGCCGACATTGCTACGGCTGGCGTCTTGGCTGTGACGCTAAACCTTGGCACGGCCGTCTCACTGATCTCGACGGCAACGCTCGGCGCGGTCGGGCTTGCCTTTGCAAGGTCGCTCGCCTCGAGCACGACTCACACCGTGAGCTTCGGCCGGTATTCAGGCGGCACGCTTTACGAGACCGCAAGGCTCAAGGCCGGCGAGGCTGCGGTGCTGCGGCTTGCGCCGGGCGATTACGCAGCGAAGGCGGCCGTGGAAGGCACGCGACTTGTACTGACCGTCTACGAGGACTGACGTGGGTGCTCGCAAGCCAGACGGCAGTTCAGCCAAGACGGAGCGTGTCACATTCACGCGGCCTGCGGCTGAGCGTATTGCCAAGGTGGTGCGTCAGGTCGAGCAAGGTGACCGTGGTGCCGATGGCCTTCGGTTCTTGCCTCGCGGCGGCGGCGGTGGAGCGTCACCGAAAGCCGTCCGCATCTGCACCTTCACCGGCTCATGGTCCATCGGCTCATTGAAGACGGTGACGTTCAAGAACCAGACGACCACGCCGAACACGGTGAGTGCCACAAATCTCTTCTGGCCGATCCCAGACGGCCCGCAGCGTGACTGCTCAATCGCCAGGGATGGCACAGCGTGGTATCTGCTGGTGCCGCAGATGTACGCCGCCAACGCGGCAACGGCTGCTACGCTCACGACCGCATCGCTGCGGTTCGATACGCTGCCGGTGGCTGCCCTTGCCACGGCCAGCACGGCGTCGTTCTCCGTGTCGATTACCACCTGCTCTACGGCCGCGTCGTGACATTGCTAACCGTACAGAACGGTGCCCTGGTGCTGCGTGGCACGTCGCTCGGCACTGGGCAAGGGTGCTGCTGTGGCGACGGCGGCGAGCCGTGTGACCCGTGTGCGTTCAGCGGCGGCCCGGAAACATACTTTCCATACGCCCGCCTCGTCGGAACGTGGGACATCGGCGGTGGCCCGACCGCGTTCGATTGGTTGGCTCCAGCGGATCAGTTGTTTACCGGATACATAAACCGAGGCTGGGCGAACAACTCGCGTTCGCCGCAGGGGACGGCTGCCTCTGCCCCAGACACTCGCGTTCATGCGACTGTGTGGAAATGGGACGGCTCAACAGAAACGTGCGATACGCTGGACGAGTTTGGCGAGGTGGTTGAGGCCGAGGTTCCTGCTTTGCGGACCTGCGGCGACTCCGCCTGCTCGGCATGGTTCTACGGCGAGCCGGGCAGCGTAAACGCTGTGATGAGCGCGCGAGAGTACCGCACGCTGATCGCCAACCCGCCGCCTGATGACGGGCAATGGTACACGTTCATCTACATCGAGGCGATCAGCCCCGGCCCGCTGGTCTGGTACTGGGCGTGGATTCCCTACTGCACGCAGACGTGCGGCGAGGTGGCATTGTCGTCGGATGGCCCGTGGCCGGACTCCCTGGTTATCGACACGTTCACGCTCACCTGTGAGATGGGCGATGCGTGCTGCGCAGGCAACGATGAATATCCAATCTACAAATTGGTGAACTCGGAGTGCGACGGACACAACAGTGTTGATTACGCCCAGCAACAGAACGCAGGCTCCCCGCCGCCATGTCTCGGCGCTTGCTGCTACAACGACGGCATAGAGGACGTGTGCGGCGGCCCGATGAGCAAGGCCGCGTGCGATGCGCTTTCGGGCACCTGGCACAGCGGCGAGGTGTGCGCGGCCGACCCGTGCA